ACGCTGCGGCTGAGGAATGGTCGCAAGTGTATGACAAATTGGGCCGGCCACAGTCACCAGAAGATTACAAACTGCCAGTGCCAGAGGGTTCTGACGGGGCGTTCGCTCAAGAGGCGGCCAAGACATTTCACGAGCTGGGGTTGACGGCCAAACAAGCCGAGCAATTGGTTGAGTGGTTTAACGACAAATCAGCAGGCGCATTGTCAAGCCAGCAAAACCAGATTGCGCAAACGGCCGAGCAACAAATGTCTGAGCTGCAACAGGAATGGGGCAAAGAGTTTGATTCCAATATTGAGGCTGGCCGCAGGGCTGCGCGTCAGTTCGGTGTCGGTGAAGAAATGCTCACCAAGATGGAAAACGCGCTTGGCACAAAGGATATGCTCAAGTTTTTTGCCAATGTCGGCAAGGGCGTGGGCGAGGATTCTTTTGTCGAGGGCGGTGGCTCTGGCAAATTCGGTATGTCGCCAGAAGCTGCTCGTGTTCGGATTAACAACCTTAAGTCGGACGCTGCGTGGACGGCTAAATACCTGGGCGGCGATGCCAATGCCAAGGAAGAAATGCAGCGGTTGATGCGTTTAGGCTATCCGAGCTAATTATGGATATTGCGCAAATCCGAATAGAGTGTATAAAATTGGCGCATCGAAACGATTTATTACCCTCAGAAGTAGTAAATCGTGCGAAAATATATGAACAGTATCTTCTGGAGAACTTGGAAACAAGCCCAGTGGCACGGCGGGGAAGGCCGCCAAGCAAGAAGCCTGCTTTAGTGGCTAGAAACGACCCCGATTCTATCGGATAAGTCTTTCGGCAAATCGTTTTGATGTTTAACTTTTTGTGGAGGACTTATCATGTCTTTCGAAGTCACAACGCACTTTGTACAACAGTACACTACAAACGTGCAGTTGCTTTTGCAACAGAAGGGTTCCAAGCTCCGTGACACCGTTACGGTTGGTTCATATAATGGCAAAGCTGCCAAGGCAATCGAGCAAGTTGGCCCAGTGTCAGCTCAGAAGCGCGTTATCCGTCATGGTGACACGCCGCTGATCTCGACTCCTGCTGATGCTCGCTGGGTTTTCCCAGTCGATTATGAGTGGGCTGATTTGATTGACGACCAGGACAAGCTGCGTATGTTGATTGATCCCGCATCATCTTATGCTCTGAACGGTGCTTATGCACTGGGCCGCGCAATGGATGACGAGATTATTGAAGCGTACTTTGGCGTGTCTAAAACTGGTGAAAACGGTGTAACCAACACATCTTTTGGTGCAGACCAAGACGTTGCGGTTTCTGTTGGATCTACAGGCGCTACGGGTCTTAATATCTCTAAGCTGCGCGAGGCAAAAAAGATCCTGATGGAAAATGAAGTTGACATTGACAATGATCCGCTGTTTTGCGTTATTACTGCGCAACAACACGATGACTTGTTGAACGAAGCTCAGGCAATTTCGCTTGATTACAATACCCGTCCGGTATTGGTTGACGGCAAAATTACTGCTTTCATGGGCTTTAACTTCATTCACAACGAGCGTTTGCCAGTTGATGGTTCTAGCTATCGCCGCGTAGTTGCATACGCTAAGTCAGGTATGCACCTGGGCATGTGGAATGACATCTCTACCATGATCTCTGACCGTGCTGACAAGGGTTACGCAACCCAAGTCTACGTTAAGGGAACCTTTGGTGCTACCCGCACCGAGGAAGGTAAAGTTGTTGAAATCAAGTGCGATGAATAAGGAGAACTAAATCATGGCTAATACTTTTGCTCCTGAAGTCGCTGGTCTTGGCACTACTCCCACAACCAATGCTTTTGGTGGTGTTCAGGGTGGCCGTGTACGTCGTTTCCGCGCTACTGTCCCGTTTGCGGGTCAAGGCATTGGCGACACCGTTACATTGGCTAAAGTTCCGGCTGGCTATACGTTTGCCTACGGTGTAATCAACAATACCGCTACGCTGGGTGGCACCGCCACTATTGCTATCGGTGCTGCTGGTGCTACTGGCAAATATCGTGCTGCTGCTGTACAGACTGCGACTGGCCCTCAGTTGTTTGGTTTGGCTTCGGCTGCCGATGATGCTCCGTTGGCTGCTGAAGAGACGGTTCTGTTAACGGTTGCTGCTGCGGCTTTGCCTACCAGCGCTGAGTTTGCCGTTGTTGATCTGTACTTTTCTGCACCTTAAGGCAGTGACGGGGGGCTTCGGCTCCCCGTTTATTATTGGGGATACTCATGGCTACACCACATTATTTCGGCATTGATCTTGGTCTGTCGCTGGACACTGTTATCGACGATGATTCAACGACTGGCAAGTCGGTTGAGCTGGTTGTCGAGTTAGATGACGATCCAACTAAAGAGCAAGTTATCGTTGCCCTGCAAAACTTACGCGACTATCTTCTGCAAAACGATTGGCCACCTGCTTGAGGTGAACCATGGCCTCACAGGTTGATATTGCTAATAGGGCGCTTACAAAACTTGGCGCAGCTCGAATCATTTCGTTTGCTGACGACAATAAACAAGCGCGGGCTATTTTTTCTATGTTCGAAATTGTGCGAGATGCTGAATTGCGGTCGCACATTTGGTCTTTTAGTGTCAAGCGTGCATCGTTAGCCGCTTTGGTATCGACACCTGATTGGGGGTTCCAAACAGAATTTCCAGTGCCGTCAGACTGCTTGCGCATTTTGATGGTTAACGATGTCTACAACGGCCCGTCCCTTGAGGATTATCGGAACCAGCCAGTTGCCGAATATTCGCTAGAAGGCAACAAAATCCTAACCAATTTTCCTGCGCCACTAAAGATTAGATACGTTTCTCGCGTGTTTGACACTACGCAATGGGATTCAATGTTTGTAGAGGCAATGGCTTGTCGGTTGGCAATGGAGCTGGCAGAAGATTTAACGCAATCCAATACCAAGCGAGAACTGGCGCAATCAGAGTATGTTGCTGCATTGCGCAATGCTATTCGTGCCAATTCTTTAGAACAGCCAGCGCAAGATTTGCCTGATAATTCTTGGCTGTTGAGCAGGTTATGACAACTAGGGTAAATGTTGGCCGCGAATCTCACACTACCGACGTTCGTTTTGTTGCGCTAACACAACAAACTAGAGACGACAACCAGGTAGTAGTTAGTGTATTTGACCCGCTGGCCACCATTACAACCAAAGAGCAAAACCTGCGCGACGGGCAAGTGTTTTACGTTTTTTTTGCGCGGCTAACGGGCAACCTGCTGCCAGATGGCGGGACAGTTGACGTTGTAGTAACCCCGAACCCTGGCACAAATGTTTGTTTATCGGCCAGAGTGCAGTGCGGTGGAAACGCAGAATTTTTTGTGCATGAAAATGTTACCGATATTGTTGGCGGCACTATTTTTGTCCCAATTAATCGCAACCGTCGGTCTACTAACATCAGTCAGGTCGGCGTGCTAATCAACCCGACAGTCACGCTAAACGGTGTAATTTACGAAGAAATTGTGTTGGGTGGTTCGGGTGGCAATGCTTCTGGCGGCGTGGTAGATGGTATTGATTACATTGTAAAACCGGATGTGTCGACACTGTTTAGATTAAAAAACGTATCTGGCCAAGCTAGACTGGCCGAGCTGCAATTAACCTGGTGCGAACCGACATGAGCAAAGCCAGCCCAATACAAACCAGTTTTAACGCAGGCGAGTTATCCCCGTCGCTTGATGGCCGCGTGGATCTTGGCAAGTATTTGGCTGGTTGCTCTGTGCTTGAAAACTTTATCCCTCTTATCCAAGGGCCAGCGCTGCGTCGGTCTGGCACGCGCTTTGTAGAAGAGGTAAAGGATTCGGACGACAGGACATGGCTGGTACGGTTTGAGTTTAGCGAGTCTCAAGCGTACATTCTTGAGTTTGGCGACAAGTACATACGGTTTTATACCAATCAAGGCCAGCTACTGTTTCCTGCGCCAAGCGCGTGGGCTACTAGCACCAGCTACATTATTGGGGATTTGGTCGAGGAAAACGGCGTTAGCTATTATGCAGTCGTTAACCATACGTCAGGGACGTTTGCAACGGATTTGGCCGCTGGCCGTTGGTACGCGCTAACTAGTAACATTTACGAAATTCCGTCGCCTTATACTGCGGCCGACCTTGCAAACACAAACAATACATTGCGTTTACGGTATGTGCAATCAGGCGATGTAGTGTATTTCGTGCATCCTGAATATTCACCACAAAAGTTGTCGCGGTTTGCAGCAACAACTTGGACAATGACAGACGTAGAGTTTTTTGGCGGGCCGTTTGAGGATCTTGATCCTGACAGCCCAGTAACAGTTTACGCATCAGCCCAAACGGGCAGCGTAACGGTTATTTCATCGGCGGCTATTTTTGCTGCATCTGATGTTGGATCGTTGTTTTTGCTTGAGCAAAAGGCCATTGACGACATTCAGCAATGGGAGGTTGGCAAAAGTATTAGTGTCGGCAATCGTCGCAGATCTGATGGCAAAACGTACGAAGCATTAACTGGCGGCACAACAGGTTCTATCAGGCCTACTCACAGCTTTGGTGCTGTGTATGACGGCGGGGTTCAGTGGCAATTTCGAGACGCTGGGTATGGTTGGGTGCGCATTACCGCGTTTACTAGCGCTACTCAGGTATCGGCATCGGTTGAGTCTAGGCTGCCAGAGGGTGCGGTTGGGGTTGGAAACGCCACAAACAGATGGGCATTTTCTCGGTGGTCGGTGGGGCGTGGGTGGCCAAATCAAATTGCGTTTTTCCGCGAAAGGCTTGTTTTTGCTACAGACCAAATTATTGATATGTCGGTGGCCGCAGACTTTGAAAACTTTAGTGACCGCAATACAAGCGGGGAAGTGACTGCAGAACAGGCCATTGCCATACAGATTTCCTCCGATCAGGTAAACACGATTGAGTGGCTGGCTCCATCTGACGGACTGGTTATTGGCACAACGGGCGGCGAATTTGTGGCGCAAGAAGTGACGCTGGACGAACCGCTGGGGCCAGGCAACGTCAAAATAACTCAGCAATCATTGTTTGGCTCTAAGTCTGTTATCCCTGCGCTGGTTGGGGATGTGATCTTATTTGTGCAGCGGGCTGGTAAAAAAGTGCGCGAATTGCAGTACGAGTTTTCTAGCAACGGCTACAAATCATCTGATTTAACTGTTTTGGCAGACCACATTACCAAAACTGGCGTTATTGATATGTCTTACCAGCAAGAACCACATAACATTCTTTGGTGCGTTAAAGATGACGGCGAGTTATTGGGGTTTACTTACAACCGAGAACAAGACGTTTTGGGATGGCATCGGCACATTATTGGCAACGGAATAGTTGAATCAATTCAGCACATTCCAAGCCCAGATGGTACGCAAGATGATCTTTGGATGATCGTGCGTCGCACCATTGACGGCGTTACTAAGCGATACATTGAGTATTTAGAAAAAGATTTTGCCAACGGCAGCGGTACAGTTGACGCATTTTTTGTAGATAGTGGGCTTTCTTATGAAGGCACGGCAACAACAACTTTGTCAGGGCTAGATCATTTAGAAGGCGAAACCGTGCAGGTTTTAGTTAACGGCGCGGCGCATCCTGACAGAGTGGTTGACAGCGGGTCTATTACGCTGCAAGAAGCGGCAACAACCGCGTCCGTAGGCATTGGGTTCGAGTCAAGGCTTAGAACAATGCGAATCGAGGCTGGTGCGGCTGACGGCACTGCCCAAGGCAAGACAAAACGAATTACCAAAGTCGTGTTTAGGTTGCTTAATACGCTTGGCGCAAAAGCGGGGGCAAATTTTGACAGCGCAGATACAATTACGTTTAGGCGGCCATCTGACCCAATGGGGCAGCCGCCAGCGTTGTTTACTGGCGACAAGCTAATTGAGTGGCCAAACGGATACGATTTTGATGGCTATATTGTTATTAAACAAGACCAGCCGTTGCCCATGACTGTTATTGCGATAATGCCGCAGGTTGTAACCCAGGACAGATAAATGGATGTTGTGCCGTTTGAAGTAGAGCATTTGGAAACAATTATGCTGCAACCAGCACAACAACATTTTTTTTCTTATTTTGACCCTGCGTATGGGGAAGCTCTGAAATTGTCTGGCCCTGCTTTTACTGGTATTCACGAAGGGCGTGTTTTAGGGTGTGCAGGATTGGTAAAACAATGGGAAAATAGAGCTATAGCGTGGTCGCTGCTCTCAAGCGACATCGGCAATGAATTTGTCAGGATCCACAAAGCGGTGTACCGATTTTTAGAGTTGACAGACTTTGATCGTGTTGAGGCGCATGTGGATGCTAATTTTGACCAAGGACATCGTTGGATTCGTATGCTGGGGTTTGAAAAAGAAGGCTATATGAAGCGTTTTAACCCGAACGGCGGCGATGCGGTTTTGTATGCGAGGCTAAAAAATGGCTGATCCAGTAACTATTGCTGCTGTTGCAATGGCCGCAAGCGCTGCGGTTTCTGCTGTTGGGGCTATCCAGCAGGGTGCTGCTGCGGCTGCCCAGGGTCGTTCTCAGCAACAAGCGCAGCAATATAACGCAATCATTAAACAACAAAACGCTCAAGCTGCTAGG